AAAGATCCGGGCTCGGATTGTGAAATAGTCGAAAGAATTTACTATTCGATAGTAGGAACCAACGATGAAAGTCCAGCGGAAACTGCATCCTACGATTGGTCAGTAACGTGTCCAGCGGATGAATTGGCATGCAATTATGATCTTACCGAAGAACAAGTAATTGCAATTACTAGACGAAAATTTGACAATGATGCGATATGGAGAGAGGAAATTCAGAATTCCATAAGTTCATCTATTATAAGAAAGAGAACGACGAAAAAGAGTTACACTTCTAATAGTTTTCCTTGGAATAACAATTCTCCTGAGTAAATTATATAAATAGAGAATATGGCGATTATAGATAAGAATAGGTATGACAACGGTGTTTTCGTAAAATCATCAAATGTTGCTACGAATTCTGTTTATTCGGATTTGAATCTATTGTTTCCCATTCATCCCAATCTTGATGATATCACACCTCTTAAAGATATCGATGCAGTTAAACAATCTGTAAAGAATCTTGTTCTTACTAACTTTTTCGAAAAACCCTTTCATCCCGAAATCGGTGGAAATGTAACATCAAAACTTTTTGAACCAGCCGACAAATTTACCGCAATTGAAATACGAGACGAGATTAAAGAAGTTCTGAAAAACTATGAACCACGAGTGAATGGTGTTAAAGTCCAAGTTTTTGACAACATAGACGCGAACGCCTTTGTTGTAACCATTATGTTCAACGTTATATTCTTACAACTCGAAACCGAAGTATCTTTTAACTTACAAAGACTCAGATAACATGGCTCAATTTAATACAACAGAACTTGACTTTGATCAGATAAAGACAAATCTTAAGAACCATTTTAAACGAACCGGAAGTGTGTTTAAAGATTGGGATTTCGAGGGGTCCGGACTAAGTTCTCTTCTTGACGTTCTTGCGTACAATACACATTACAATGCTGTCAATGCCCACATGGCGATGAATGAATCCTTCTTGGATTCCGCACAGTTAAGAGCCAATGTTGTTTCGAGAGCAAAACTTTTGGGATACACACCCACGAGTAGAACCGCATCAGTTGCAACAATCAATATCACATTCACAAAACAAGAAGAAAGCAGTGCCGATGGATATACACTTCCAAGAGGAACAAAGTTCACATCAACTATTGATAATGTAACATATACCTTTCAAACGATTTCCGATACAACAGTTAGATTGAGTGACACAAATAAGTTTGTTTTTGAAAACCTCAAGATTTATCAGGGAATTCGTCGTACCGCCGATTACGTTGTTGATAATAGTTCTTATCAAAAGTTTGTGATTAATCACAGTGATGTAGATACTTCAACTCTCAGAGTTCAGGTTTTTCCAACTCTCACAACCGCAACACCTGATACTTACACAAAGTTTGAGACTTTCACCAACATTGACGATACAAGTAAGATATACTTCCTCAATGAAAATGGAGAGGGATATTACGATGTAACATTCGGTGATGGTGTTCTTGGTAAAAGTCTAAGTCCTTTAGACGTTGTTCGATTGGATTATCTTACAACCGCCGGAGCTCCGGCAAATGGAGCAACAAGATTTACATACGCAAGTGGTTCAAATGCTATAATTGATGGTACTGGAAGTCCAACGCTTGTTCTAAAATCTCAAGGTGGAGAAGAAAGGGAATCACTTGCGAGTATTAAGTACAATGCTCCTCTTACCTTTGTTTCACAGAATCGCGCTGTCACCGCCGAAGATTATAAGACTCTGATCAAACAAAATATCAGTAACGTAAAAGACGTTGCAGTTTGGGGTGGACAAGACAACGATATACCAAACTTTGGTGAGGTCAATATTTCAATTCGTCCTTTAGACTTGACACAAACAACTCTTACGGATAATGAGAAAGACCGAGTTGAGGCTCTACTCTATGATCAAAAGGTTATAGCAATTAAACCACGATTAAGAGATCCTCTTTACACTTTTCTTTATGCCGAAGTCTTCTTTAAATATAATTCAACGCTTACAACGAAAACAAAAGAAGAACTCATTACGGATGTAAGACGTACAATTACAACCTTTGATTCGAACAACTTGAATAACTTCAATGGTGTATTTCGATTCTCTACTTTCCTTAAAGCAATCGATCAAACCAATGTAGCGATTCTTAACTCGGTTGCTCGAATGTATGCTTACAAGAATCTTACGATTACCGTTACGGGAAATGAAAGTGAGAATGACAACATTGACTTTGCATTCGCGCTTGATGGAGAAATCGATCAAACTGATTCTATGATATCTTCATCGACTTGGAAATATCTTGGAGATAGTGTACAACTCGGAGACGAAAAGATCGTTGGAGAAACCGAAAGAAGAAAGATATTTGTTTTCAAACGAAGAGCAAATGGTACAGTTGAGAAGGTAGTTCAAAATGCTGGATTTCTTTTTCCGGCGACAGGTATTCTTCAACTGAATAATTTACCTGCATCCACTACAAGTACGATTCGTGTAAAGGTAAGACCTGCAGCCGACGATATTGTAGCGAAAAGAAGAGAAGTCCTTGCTTTTGATTTGGGCGAAACACAGGTTATAGGAGACATTGATTCCAGCACAAGCGGAACTGCTCCTCTTCTTTCTGATTACGTAACATTTGCTCGCGATAAGTAATATGTCTCACAAGCAGAAAACAATAGGAGAAATTACTATCCACAATCGCGAGAAGGAGAGTGTCAGCTCACTCTTTCCTATACAACTCCGTACTACTGTATCGGAGCTTATCTCATTTCTGGAAGACTATTACGAGTTTCTCAATCAAAAGGATCAGCCAACAAATATCATAGATCGTATCACAAAGGAACACGATATTGATCTAATAGATGACACCTACTTAAACGAACTTAAGAAAGAAATTGCAAGAGAGATTCCAAACTCTGACGTTCTGAACAATCGTCAACTCTTTCGAAATATCGTTGAACTCTATAAGGCCCGAGGATCTCAAGACAGTATTCGTATCTTCTTTCGACTCTTCTTTGATGATGAAGTCAATGTTGAGTATCCTTCGGAAAAACTCTTTCGAACTTCTTATGGTAGACAAAGTTGGGTTTCTTATGATAATCGTTTGCTTGATAGTGATAGGTGGCAAAACTATTCCTATGTAATCACCAGTGGAATATCGTTTGATCGATGGAAACAGTCCTATCTGAAACTCATTCATCCTGCTGGTTTAAAACTCTTTCCGGATTTGGTCGTTGAAACAAGAGCCCTACGTACTGATAGAACAATCGTTCCTTCTTTTGACACGACAAAATCCAACTGGGTTCAGGATCTTTATACAGGTTTATCAAATCATACACCAACTCATCAGCCAGGGTGGATAGAAGTAATATAAATAAAACAATATGCCTGCGATAATTACAGATGATCATCGAAAGAACAATGCAAACGCATTTGTTACTAACGTAAACACTTTAGCAACTGATTCACCACTCACGCAAGCAAGTGGATATTATATTGGAATAGGTAAGAGCGATCCATGGCCTGATGAGTCAGATCCTCCTACTCCAACCGGAAGTGAACTTGAAAGACAGGATGCGATTCAAAATCTCATCTCAATGAAACTCCTTACTTCCACAAATATCGAAAGACTTTTACCTAAGACAAATCAAACATGGTCTTCTGGTAATGTTTGGAAAAGGTATGATCGTACTGATCGAACATGTTTCAACATTGCCTATGATGGTAGCACCGTAACCTCTCGGGGTTGTTACGCGATTGGTACGGATGGATATCTCTATCTTTGTTTAGATAACAATGGTGGAGCCAATAGTACAGTCGCTCCTCAGAGTTCTTATAATAGTCCTTCCGCAACCGTAGATGGAGAAGTCACACAAGGATCTGATGGATACATGTGGGTTCGAATAGGTCAGGTTCCTACCGGAAGTGATTTCGCAAACTCTTCGACTTTCTTTGAGATTCCCGTCAACATCACACCGCCCGCAAATTCAACACAAGGTTTGCTCTATGGATTTAAGATTGTTTCGGCTGGAAGTGGATACACCAATGGAATTTATCCGGCGACTCTTCGATACACACAAATAGATGGTACAACCGGCACCACCGCCCTGAATATTCTTGTGGCTGGACAAAAAGTAACTGAAGTCATAAGTGGTGATTCACCGATGACATCTCCAGTTGATTCTTTGGTGTTGGCAGACTTTGTTGGATTTGGTGTTGGTAGGTCAAATGGTATTCTCAAAGCAAGCATTGATTTTACTTCCGCTCCTTCGGTCGATTCACCATACACCGAAGCGGAGATACAACCT